CAACTCCGCCGATGCCTGGAATAGGTACTAGTCCTGGTGGTAAGGAAACAGAAGTTGAGATAACTAAAATAGTAAAGAGAAGAGTTAAACAACTAACAGCTGAAGCCCTTGACATGACAATGGAATTAACTAAGGATGGTACTAAGAAGTTAAAGGGAACTGGAAAGGCGAGAAGATTCTTAAGCCAAGAAGAATTCCTAGAAATTATGAATGATCCTAAGAAGAGAGATGCAGTATTAGGTAAAGATCTTTCTGATGAATGGGCTAATGGTAAATCTAATATGTCTTACAATCCTGGCTCGGGTTCTCTTATGGCAGACAGAAAAACCAAGAAAACTGTGTCAGCCGCACAGGGGGCAATGCTAGATGTTCTTAAAGAAATCCGAGACTGTGTCTGTGATACCTTTGAACTATTTAAAGGCGGCTCATCTGGTATGAAAGGAAGAGAGGCCGATCAAGAGGCTGCACGAGTTGCAGGCCTGAAAGCTCGGTCGGATAAACTAGTGAATCGTACTCCTAGAACTAAAGCCAATTTAGGTAAAGGTGCCGCAGGTATAACTGGAATGTTAATGGGCCTTGGTGCTTCCTTCGGCATGGGTGGGGCCGATACTGGTTCCGAGATACCTCCAGTTGTACCGCCTAAGAAGTTAACTGATAAACAAAAGAAAAAGATACAGAAACAAAAAGCAGCAGATAAACTTAAGAAAATTAAAGCTAAGGCTAAGAAGCCTGGTAAACTAAAACAAGTAGTCAATAAGATATCGAAGATTCTGAAATTGCCAGGCGGTAAGGCCGCCATAGAAAAATGGGCTGCAGTAAAAATAGGAAAGAAATTTACATTAGGTTGGCTAGGTCCTGTTGGCTTTGCAGTTGGTCTTGCCTGGACAATATATGAATTAGTAAATGTCATTGAAGAACTAGATGAAATGCTAGCCGACCTTGAAGCTAAAAAGATGGCAGTTAAAAATGCACAGGATAATGCTGAGCAGCTTAAAAAGAATGCTGATCAAGCCGGCGATTCATCTAGAAATAGTATGGTAAAAGACTTGAATGATCCTAATGGTACAATGAAGAGAATGTTTGGCGACAAGATACCTACTGTGACAAGAGACAAGGATGGTAGAATAGTTAAAGGAATAGCAATCGGCGGAACACTAGAGGATGCTAAAGTAACTAAGACAATAACAGAAGCAGAAGCGGCTGCCATGGCAGAACAAATTAATTCAGAACAAAATGGTGCTACAGGTGGTAATACTGTTAATGCACCTACTACCTATAATAATATTAATATATATCAACCACCTACTACAACAGACAGTGTACTTAAAAAGTTATTGGGTGGTGGAATAGATGACACATTAATCATTGGACAGTAGCTACAAAAAGCCCTCAATTAAGAGGGCTAGGGTTTAAAGCTATTAAGCTCCGGCTGCTAACTTAGCAAAGTAACTCATTGTATCATCAGTTGACTCATTAGCCGCTACTGGCGATACCATAGGATCCTCAACAGTTTCATCTAGATCAACTTGCTCAGCGGTAGATGTAACATGACCACCTTCCCCTAAGATTCTAGTTAACTTAATCTGTAATTCTTCATATGACTTGTAAGTCGAAGGATCAGTGAACTCACCAAGGGCATGTTCTCTATCGTAAATATCCTCTAACTTAGCATCATCACCGCTTAATGCAGTAGGTGCATCAAATGAAGAACGATCGTAATTAATGAAACCGTCTACTCGTGCAATCTTGATTTTAAAGTTTGCACCCTTCCAAAGATCGAAAGGATTTACTGGACTCTCATCAGCATATTTTGGTTGCATAGCATCCATGATTTTATCAAAGATCTTTTTACCATACTGATATAGAAATACCTTTCCTTCATTTTCCGGATTGGCTGGATCAGATACGATATAGATATTTGACACGTAATGTAAACGACGTTTACGATCACGAGCAATCTTCTTATCTGATTCAACACCTGAGTTCCATAATTTTGAATTCAGTTGAGATACCGGATCATCTTTACCAATTGTTGTTAAAGATTTTTCCACATACCATTGACCAGTTGGACCCTTAAAGAAATGGTCCCAGTACTTAGCCCACGGTAGATCATCGCCTTCCTTAGCTGGAAGAAATCTAACAACGGCATAACCATTGTCAGACTTATCTCTTGTTGGTTTCCACATACGGTCATCACCGTAGTTTTTATTTGCTCCTGCAGCAACTTGTGCTGCGCCTACTAATGAATCCATGTTCATAGCTTTAGATTTTAAATCTGCAAAACCCATATTTGTTTCTCCTTGTATTATTTGTATTTTATTTGTATCATCTTATAAATGTAGTTAAAATGATTTTCTTAAATTTCTCTGTATCGATACTCAAGAAAGGTCCATATTTAACTACCCTGTTGTAGATATCCGGCCACAGTATTGTTTCCGTTATCTTTGAATTAGCATCCTCAATAAAACCGGTTACCTTATTCAATATGCATAGTGTCTCAATTGACACCGTATCTTCTAAATATAAATCAATGATCTTAGGATAATTATTTTTACATTGTCCTATTAGATCATCAAGAGAATACTCAGAAAGATTCTGTAATTCATTCTTAAAAATATATGACATACTATCTATACGCTTTAAAAAATCCTTATATGTTTTTTCATCTCTGATCATATCACCCGTCCACTTGTTACCGGCTAGGTGATGTGCCGCAAAGTATTTTATTACATCCTCTTTGCGATTAAACCTTTTACCAATCTTAGTCAATTGGTATTTATCTTTTCTACCCCAGTAAGTTTTTTCAGTTACTCTGGTTTTGAAATTGTATTTAAAACAATCGTAGTTCGTATTAAAATGCATATTGATTGCATTTGCAAATTGAAATACTTTGTATCCATCCATATTACTTATTATATCATATTTCATTGTAAAAGTAAAGGGTTATATCGGTAAACTATAAGAAGTATTTCCACCCTGAAGCATGTTCAACTCTCTAGCTTCATATTCAATGTGTTCAATAATTTCTTTGTTAACTAGTTTCTTTGAGTCCCTTAAATCTATTTCATTCTTCTCGCATAGGATTATGATTGCATCCATATAATCACAGCCTCTATGGGTTCTTACGTATGTTTCTACCATTCTTGAGAATGACTTCTTATTAATATCGTCCATATTATTTAGCCCTTAGTATAATTGTATTTTCATTAACTCTTCCGTTTGGTACTTTTGCTTTTGTCTTAATGCTGTTTACTATCTTTTCAATTTGCTTAGGACTTTTCCTTAGGATATCTGGTATGATATCATCTGGTTTCCTAAGTTTAAAAACTTTAGAGGTCTTCTTATCAAATCCCTTAATAGAAGTGCCTGAGATTGATAGACCGTTAGGGCTTTCAGAGTTATAGACTGTAAGCTGTCTGGTCTTAGTATTGAATGTATAAATGTGCATAGAGCCTGGCATTCTCATAGTCTGAATGGAGGTTAACTTAAACTCAGCATTACTCTTTTCATATTTAAGTTTCTCTACTTGTTTATCAACCGCCTTAGGTTTCTTAGTCCTAATTGACCTAGTAGCTTTCCGTGTCATCTTAAATTTTTCTAAGTCAGCAATGAAATCTTCTAGGACCTCGATTCTTTTTTTAATATCTTTTGGTTTTATATGAGCATAGCATTCTTTGAGTTGCTTGTCATTTGGGATATCTATATAATCATTGTAGTGTTCGTAGATCCAACCTTCTATCTCATTAAATCTTTTTATATCATGTCTTAGTAATTGTAGATATAGGTTGTAACCCTCGGCCTTAGTCCAGTCCTCCTCAATATCATATAGCTCATCGACAACAGTAGACAATGCATGTTGTGCCATTCTCATCTGTGGGGTAATAGTAAATTTATTTTCTGCAACCTTAGCAGCTGCCTTCTTTTCAGAGACAATTAATTTACCAGTAATAATGAGAGCCCTAAATTTGTCTTTAAGGTATTCTTTTGCATTAGCATAGTTATCAGGAAAGGCATTCTCTAAAGTAATCCAGTAGCACATGCCTGCTATGCCAGAGATAGCATAGTTATACTTTGGATTTGCTAGAATAGCATTTGCATCTCTCTTGCTATATAACTTTTTGACATAGCTTTTGATAGTATCTGCATATTCCTTTGAGTCCACATTGTAATGGACATATTGCTGGAACTCTCTCCATGATCCATCGATGGGAGCTCCGGCTAATCCAACCTTTCTCCTTGCTCTAATAACCTTTGCTTTTTTCTTAGCCATTTGATTTCCTGAAGTTATCCATAACACCGGACTCTTCCCAAGCCTCTTGTGCTTCTAGATCTGTGTCAAACATATATTCGGGTGTGAAGGCAGCCATTGTATCAGCAGTATTTCTTTCCCCTGCCTTTTCCACTGCCCCAACCATTTGATCCAGCTGTGATGGATAGAACCTATCCATTGCTGATTTCTTGGACTCTTTGTTAAGTCTTCTTTGTCTCGCTTCAAATCTTAATTTATCATCTCTAGTCATAATATATCCTATATTTTGTAACGGTAAGCACCGAGTTTATTAACGTATGTATCTTTCTTAAAAATATTTCCTCTGATTAATTTACCTGGTAAATCATTTTCTTCGTTAATAGCTGTGTGTATATTTCCAGTATCTATATCAACATAACCCCATGTCTTTAGCATCAAGCCTTCTTTTAAAACTATTTTCTTATAGTTTTTGTAGGTTTCCGGTTTGAGTTTACCCCATGATTTATTAAAGTTCTTAGTGAAGTAATTAGTAACCACTTCCTGGGCTTCCTTGACAAATTTATCAAATGAATCGTTAAAGTCTTTTTCCATAATATTAGCTCCTTGTTTTATTTTGTATATGTCTATTATATCATAAAGCCAAGGGTTTGTAAAGGGTATTTTGCAATTATTTTTTATATTTTTTATTCATATAATCTTTAATGGATTGACGATCGTATTCTTCTTGCTGTCCCCAGCCAAAATGCTCACCACGTAATACCGACATGTAACCATCAATGAATGATTGGGAGAAGTGTGTATTGCCGACAGGAGGATCTTTTAATTGGTAGGTAGAGTATGGTTTTCTAAATGCTTTAAAATCATAAATGCCACCGCCTAAAGCTGCATTAACACCGTGCCAATAATCACTAGTCATTTATATCCCCCCTTTTTTAGATTCTTTTTTCTTATCAAGATGTACACGCTTTCTGAACATCGGAGTTCTTACTGCGTGTAATATTTTATTCTTGATTAGTTTCTTTTTCATTTATTAGTTTAGTTAAGTGTTTCACTTTCTTCTCTAACTCCATTAAGAGTTCATTAGCCTTTGATGCCGAAAGCTGTTTGAGTGGGGTAGGTTTAGTATATCTCATTTACTATAAATCGATTGTAAGTACGTTTCAAATTGTTCTACCTTAAGTACTCTATCTGGCCATTTTATAAATTCCTTTTCCGGATTTGCTTTAAGGTTATTAAGTAAGGGTGTTATAGCATTGTATAACTCATCTATCTTATCCTGTAAAGAATGAGCCGATTCAACGGCCACCTCTTTCTGTACTGATACGTCTAACTCATCTTCATCTACCAGCGTAAAGCCGAAATCAAATCCGTTTGCCATGTTAAATCTCCTTAATTCCTAATGTCCAATTTTCAGCAGCGTCTTCTACGTAGTGCAATGATTTAAATGGATAGTCTTCTCGAGCTAACCTATTACCATTGCTATCTTTAAATGTGATAGAGTAGAATGAATGATCGCCATCCATTTGTGTAATTACCCTATAGATCTTAGCAACACCGCCATCTTCTTTATAATATTCTGATACTAA